TCAGATCATGTTTATCAACAAGCACCTTATCAAGAATGCACAAAGGAAGAATACCATGCTATGTTAAAAAACAATCCTGAAAACATTGATTGGAATAGATTGATGGACTATGAAAAGGAAGATGCTACTGCAGGTAGTCAAACTTTTGCATGTAGTGGAGACAGTTGTGAAATAGTAGATATAGGAGCTTGATATGGAAATAAAATTAATGCCAAGACACCTACCTAACATAGGTGTAGTAGAAGGAATGTTACCTAAAGAAATAATGGATAACATATGGAAGTTAGTTGATGAAGCTAAGAAAAAACCAGAAAACATGAAGGGTGAGTTAGCAGGTAATATTAACTCTAGCATTAGATTAGATACAACTAATCCATTACTAGAAAATTTTATGCAAAAGGTACTACCTGCCTTTATAGGTAAACACATAGAGTCTTATGGTGCTCCTTGGAGATTGGTAATGAAAGAAAGAGACCAGTGGAAATTAGAAAGTTTTTGGGTTAACTTTCAAAAGAAGCATGAGTTTAATCCACCACACGATCATGGTGGAGTATACAGTTTTGTAATATGGTTAAAGATTCCTACTAAATGGGAAGAGCAACATAATTTACCTTTTATGGATGGCGTAAATGATGCCTATAGGAAAGCATCTGATTTTGAATTTGAATATTGTGATTTATTGGGTGATATTAGGAATCACAGTTTTAGATTAGACAAAAAAATGGAAGGAAGAATGTTATTCTTTCCAGCAGGATTAAGACATACAGTTTATCCTTTTTATAATTGTGAGGAACCACGTATTTCTGTAGCAGGAAATGTATGGTTTAAAACAAAATGACAGATTTAACCATACAAAAAGTAAATGAGGTATATCTTAAAATAGATACTCAACCTCATATAGAATATGAGTTAAGAGATACATTTACTTTTGAAGTTCCTAATAAAAAATTTATGCCTCAATATAGAGGTAAGTTTTGGGACGGGTATGTTCATTTGTTTAATATGAAAACCAAAAGAATCTATGTAGGTCTTTTGGATAAGATTGTAGCGTTTTGCGAGAATGCTGGATATTCATATCAGTTTGAAAATAATAAATTTTATGGTCTTCCTTTTGAAGTCAATGAAATGATTTCCAAGGAAGGTGTAAAAGATTATATGGAGAGTATTACATCTTTTAAACCAAGAGATTATCAAATTGATGCTGTTTATGATGCACTTAGATATAATAGAAAATTATTAATTTCTCCTACTGCATCTGGAAAATCTTTAATGATCTATGCTATCACTAGATATTTTGTAGGGAGAAAGAATAAGGTTCTTTTAGTAGTTCCTACAACTTCTTTGGTGGAACAGATGTTCAAAGACTTCGAAGATTATGGATGGGATGCTAAAAATCATTGTCATAGAATATATGCAGGAAGAGAAAGAACTAATGTTAATGAAGTAACTATTACTACTTGGCAATCTGTTTATAATTTAGATAGAGGATTTTTCGAAGATTATGATGTAGTAATAGGAGATGAAGCTCATCTTTTTAAGAGTAAATCTCTTATTCAAATTATGGATAAGTTACATCACGCAAAGTATAGATTTGGGTTTACTGGAACTTTAGATGGTACACAGACCCATAAGTGGGTGTTAGAAGGACTCTTTGGACCATCATACAAGGTCACTCAAACTAAGAAATTAATAGAGCAAGGACATCTTTCCCAATTAGATATTCAATGTGTAGTTCTTAAATATAAACCTCAAAAATTTGATACCTATGAAGATGAGATTCAATTTTTAATCAGTAATGAAAGAAGAAATAAGTTTTTATGTAACTTAGCATTGGATTTAAAAGGGAATACTCTCATGCTTTACAGTAGAGTAGAAACTCACGGTAAGGTGCTTTATGAAATGATAAATAAAAATGTAAACCATGGAAGAAAAGTTTTTTTCATTCATGGAGGAGTTGATGCTGAAGACAGGGAGCTAGTTCGGAAAATAACTGAAGAAGAAAATAATGCTATAATAGTGGCTTCTTATGGCACTTTCAGTACCGGTATCAATATTAAAAAATTACATAATGTTATTTTTGCCTCTCCCTCCAAATCTCGTATTAGGAATCTGCAAAGTATTGGAAGGGTTCTAAGGAAAGGTAAGAATAAAACTAAAGCAAAGCTCTATGATATTGCTGATGATCTTACAAAAGGATCAAGAAAAAATTATACTTTGAATCATTTTATTGAAAGAGTAAAAATTTATGTACAAGAGCAATTTAACTATGATATTACATCAATCAACATAAAAGAATAGAAAAGGAGGACCTATATGATAGAAGAAGATTTTTACTGTACTCTTAAATTGAAATATAGTGGAGAAGAAATATTTGCTAAAGTAGCTGCTTCTGATGAAGGAGATAGAACTATGCTATTAGTTTCTAATCCTGTAGTTATAGAAGAAGTTAAGATGAGAAATCAGTGTATGGGATATAAATTTGAACCTTGGATTAAAACTTCCTCAGAAGATATGTATATTATGAATTTAGAAGATGTTTTAACTATGTCTGAATCAGATGATGATGAAATGATTCATTATTATCAAGATTTTATTCAAAAATCTAATAAAAAAAATAGGACTAAGATGTCTAAAAAAATGGGATATATTGGTAACGTCAATGATGCAAAGGGAATGCTAGAAAAACTTTATAATAATAAGTAAAGAATTCCTTTCATTCTGAACAAACCTATTCTACATAGATTTTATATACTTGTCAACTATAGGTATTATCTGCTATAATCTATGACAGATGAGTATATAATATGCCTTTTACATCTGCCTATGGAACGATGAAAAGAACTCCTAAAAGATCAGAGCACTACGTTAACAATAAAGAGTTCCTTCAAGCGTTGGAAAATTATTTTGCTGAGGTGGAAAGGGCGGCATTGAATGATCAACCTAAACCTCAAATTCCTAGGTATATTGGTGAATGTTTTTTAAAGATTGCTAATCATTTATCCTATAAGCCTAACTTTGTCAATTATATGTTTAAGGATGATATGATATGTGATGGTATTGAAAATTGTGTTAGATATATTAGCAATTTTAATCCAGAGAAATCTAAAAATCCTTTTGCTTACTTTACTCAGATAATTTATTATGCTTTCTTGAGAAGGATATCACAAGAGAAAAAGCAATTAGAAATTAAGAATAAAATTTTAGAAAAGACTAATTTTGATGAAGTCTTTGATGCTAATGATATGGATAGTGCTAATTATTCAGAGTATAATTCTATCAAAGATAGCGTGCATTCTAAACTGAGAAATTAATGCGTGTAGCCATTATCACAGATACCCATTATGGCGCCAGAAAGGGTTCACAACTCTTTCACGATTATTTCGAGAAATTTTATCGGGATGTCTTTTTTCCTGTGTTAATTGGAGAAGAGATTGATACAGTAATTCATATGGGGGATGCCTTTGATAGTAGACGTGGTGTTGAATTTAGGTCTCTAGATTGGGCAAAGAGAGTAGTATTTGATCCTCTTAAAGAAAATGGGATTACTATGCATTTGATGGTGGGAAATCATGATGCATATTATAAGAATACTAATGAAATAAATTCTATTGATTTATTGTTGGGTGAATATAATAATGTTATTACATATTCTGCTCCTACAGAAGTTAAAATTGGTGGTTTAGATATTCTTTTTGTACCTTGGATAACAGAAGAAAATAAGGAACATACTTTTGATTGTTTAAGAAAGACTAACTGTGAAGTAGTAATGGGTCATCTTGAGTTAAATGGGTTTAAAGCAACTCAAGGGCATATGATGGAAGGTGGAACACCTGTCTCAGAGTTTGAGAGGTTTAATCGAGTTTATTCTGGACATTTTCATTGTAGGTCTAATAGGGATGGAATATATTATTTGGGGAATCCTTATGAAATGTTTTGGAATGATGTAGGTGATCCTAGAGGTTTTCATTTATTTGATACGAAAACTATAGAGCATACTCCTATAGATAATCCTTATAAGATGTTCCATAAAATTTATTATGATGATACTCCTCATCAAACATTTGATACTAGAGAATATGAGAATAAAATTGTTAAGGTAATTGTTCGTCAAAAAACTAGCCCAATTAAGTTTGAGAAGTTTATTGATAAACTTTTATCTGCTGGAGTTGCTGATTTAAAGATTGTGGAAAATTTCCAACTTATAGAAGCTGGAGATTTTGAAGTTGAAGAATCAGAAAATACTCTTTCTATTCTAGACAGATATATTGAAGAATCTGATACAGAATTGGATAAGTCTATTATTCAGAAGTTGATGAGGCAAGTATATCAAGAGTCCTGTGAGTTAGTATAATGCATATCATCACAGTTAATGGTAAAGAAAAAGATGGTGCTTACTCTGTCAAAGATGAGGATGGAGAACAGGTTCTTTATATCTTCCAACAGGAAGATGATGCCATTAGATATGCTATGCAATTAGAGGATAGAGGATATCCAGAGATGCATGTTATAGAAGTAGAAGATGATGTAATGATTAAAACTTGCGAGATACATGATCATAGATATGCCATTATTTCACCCCATGATATTGTGATACCTCCTGACGTCAAACATGATTATATTTGAAAAGATTTCCTGGAAGAACTTTTTATCAACAGGTAATCATTCTACAGAAGTTATACTTAATCAAAATCCTACTACTTTAGTTGTAGGCCAAAATGGCGCAGGAAAATCTACTATTCTTGATGCATTAACTTTTGTTTTATATGGAAAGTCTTTTAGGAAAATTAATAAATCACAATTAGTTAATAGTTCTAATGAAAAGGATTGTTTGGTAAAGATTGAATTTTCTATTACTGGAACTAATTGGAAGATTGAAAGAGGAATAAAGCCTAATATTTTTAAGATTTATAAAAATGGGAAAGAGATGGACCAATCTCATTCTGCTTTAGATCAGCAGAAGTGGTTGGAACAGAGTGTTCTTAAAATGAACTATAAGTCATTTACTCAGATTGTCATTTTGGGTAGTAGTACTTTTGTTCCATTTATGCAATTACCACCAGGAAGTAGGAGAGAGGTGGTAGAAGATTTATTGGATATTAAAATTTTCTCTTCTATGAATGTTCTTATTAAAGAGAAGATAAGAGGAGTTAGGGAAGAGATTAGGACTTTAGAGTTGAAGAAAGAATCTCTCAAAGATAAGGTGGAAATGCAAAAATCCTTTATTGAAGAGGTAGAGAATAGAGGGAAGGAAAATATACAAGAGAAGAATGATAAGATTAAAACTTTGGGTATTGAGGTTGATACTCATATGGAAAGCAATCAATTAACTGAAATTGATATTTCTGATCTTATTAAGAAGCAAGAGAATCTGACAGGAGCAGGGGATAAATTAGTGAAACTTAATAATCTTAAGGGTAAGATATCTCAGAAAGTATCAACTATTACCAAAGAACATAAGTTTTTCACAGATAATACAGTTTGCCCCACTTGCACGCAGGACATAGAGGAGGAGGTACGAATAAATAAACTTGCTGACGCTCAATCTAGAGCAAAGGAGTTGCAGTCTGGTTATAAAGAACTAGAGGAGGCAATTAAAACAGAAGAAGAACGAGAGCGTCACTTTACTACTGTATCTAAGGAGATTACTAAACTCACGCATGGCATTTCTAAAAACAATACTCAGATCGCTGGCTGTCAACGACAAATCAGAGATCTTGAACAGGAAATTCAAAGAATTACCACTCAACTTGCAAACAGAAATACTGAGCATGACAAGTTAGAATCTTTCAGAAATAGTCTCCAAGATACATATCAGCATTTGTCTGAGAAAAAGGAAACTATTTCTTATTATGATTTTGCTTATGGCCTTCTGAAGGATGGAGGAGTCAAAGCAAGCATAGTTAAAAAATATTTGCCTTTGATTAATCAGCAAGTTAATAAGTACTTGCAGATTATGGATTTCTATATTAATTTTAAATTGGATGAGGAGTTTAACGAGACTGTAGAGTCCCCCATCCATGAAGATTTTTCTTACTCTTCCTTTAGTGAGGGAGAGAAATCCAGAATAGATTTAGCTCTTATTTTTGCCTGGAGAGAAGTTGCCAGGTATAAGAATTCTGTTAATAC